GTGCACAGCATGTGCACCACCGTTAGGCAGCACACTGCCCCGTTTTGGGAATAAAATCCCCCCTACACCGAAACCGGTGTAGGGCCATTGATCATGCTAGTAAGGTCTAGCATAAACTCCGTAATTGATGTCGACGTTTACGGGACGTCCAGAGTGGATAAGATGTTCTACATCCGCAACGGGCTGTTCTCCGCGCTTGAGGTAAAACTTAAGCAAAGCGTCGTACCCATCGATGGGGTTTCGAGGAATACGGGCTGTAACTTTCACACCCTTAACAAGGGGGTGTTGGAGGTACGGATCGTGCTTATGAACGTCATAAACGTTATCTAAGTCGATCCTGCCAAGGACTGGCGACCCGGCAAGTACTTTCGGGAAAGGGATGATTCGACTGATTAGTCGATCAAGAACCTCAACCGGACGTACGTGACCGAGTGCCGCAAGGTGGTTCCTTAATGCCACCGTGCTGACCAGTTCCTTTCCATTCTGGCTGCTAACGGGAAACATACTGCGAACTTTCACGATGCTAACATCGTAACCGCCGTAGTAGTCTTTGCCGCAAGACTCTCTGAACCTACCGGTCCAGAAAGACTTCGTAGCATTAACCTTGAAACCAAATTCTTCAAGAGTTTCCTTAACAGACAGGACATGCTGTACAGGGACGATAATATCGTCACCGTACACGCGTACCCGACCTCGAAGGGATATAATATCCTTAGAGGTCAACTGGTGTTTTAAGCTCCTCTGAATCCCGAGGAAGACCAAAGTCGTAAAGACAAAGGCCTCCATAGGGAAACATAGAGCTGAACCCATAGACGCGAATTTAGCGAGACGTAAGGTTTCATCGAAACCCAACTTTTCGTTAAATACACGAGCCTTCCGACTCCTAGTAGAATCAACAGCATCGAAAAGATACTGATGATCCTGCAAGAGAGTTCGTACATGCTCGTTCGAGACACGATCGGAAGCTTCCGAAAGATCCAGCGTAGCTAGATCTCCATGGATGGATCCGTGCTTAGCAAGCTCCTGATTAGGGAGCTGGCTGTCATAGCAGAGGAAATTTCGTGCGTTGTAATCCGCACGGATCTCCTCCACGATCAACTCGTGAATGGCCTGCTGCATATATTGCATATGAGTAGGTTCCACGGCAATGATACGTGGTGTCTTGAGTGTTTTAGGGACTGTAATAACCTTTACAGGTATCTCAGCCCCAGGTTCGAGGAACGTCACACTATCCAGGTCACTGTATTGTGACCAGGAGGCCATTCCGTTCTCGATAAAGGGAAATTCCCTCTCGAGACGAGACGTCCAGAGACGGTTGGTGAACTTTTGATTCCCCTTTAACCCGTCTGCTGTGGCGCCTGGCCCGTGCTTCGGTCTGAAATCACCGACATAAAGTCGGTGGTTGACTCTGCCCAGGATGTTACTCCAGAGCTTACGAGCCAAACGAGCAAACTCCAGACGAGAATCGTCGTGGAGAGCCCGATCAGACTGACGAAGTTCCAACTCACACTGAATGAACTTTCGGAGTGCATGTGTCGTCCGCTCATCAGAGCAATCGACTCCAATCTTTGAGAATGTCAGCGAAAACTGACGTATCGCACGGATTGCGCTCACCGAAGGTTCAGAAAGTAAAACACCAGAACGCGAATCGAACACGAGTCCCAGGAAACCCGAGAGAAATCTCGGGACACCCTTACTAAAACCCCATGAGGGGTTGAAGTCTAGTGGGGACACGTGACCTTGGTCGAGGCTTTTTTCGAAGCTCTTACCAAAGTCAGCCAAGGTTATCGTTAAGAACGATAAACCTTCGTGTTCAAATCGACCCTCGACTGTTTTCCAGTCGCGGGTGGTATCTACCTGACACCACTCTCCCATTTCTAATAGGAGAGCATTGGCGAACACCATAAGGCTTTTCAAGATGGCTCCTTTATAGGGGTCTAATCTTCCATAGTCTTATGGACCGTGCAGAAACGTGATTTACGCCTCGCCACCAAGAAGCTTGGTGACGGCGGCGCCAGTCCCGGCCGCGAGGTATGCAACAAGTGCATCCACGAGGGCCTTCTGCTCAGCGGGCGTGAACCCCTGCACCGGCACATCGACGACGAGCTGAGCGCTCATCGACGAAGGTGCATTGATGTTGGGGTTCAGCGGATCCGCCGAGACCTTCTTCGAATCAATCCGAAGAAGACGGCGGGTGCGCTTCCCATAGAGATGGGAAACGCGGAGCTGAACGTTACCATCAGCGGACGTGAACTTGCCCTCCGTACCTTCGAAGAAGGTGCGGGGAAGCGAGTTTGCGGTACCACCGATGGTGACGGACTGAGGATCTGCAAAGGCCATTAGACGGCGCTCTTTTCTATTAAGTTGATATTCGGTTGTTATTTAGTTATATTATTCTAACTAAAGCAGCTAGAACAACCTATTAGGAGCCTGGGTCATTCCCAGGGCGCCCAATATGGCCCATTGTTTCGGACTAAAAGTCCCGGGATCCAAGCCAAACCCGAAGGGAGTACTGCGCCTACGCGCCTTCCGTTGAATAGTGTACGTTTCGCCGACCTGTTGGCCGTCGACACGCGAAGTGCAACCCGGGAGGGTCGCACGCACCGTTGCGGAAGTAGTCTGCATAATGTATGCATATCTAAGTGCTTGGCTATCGGTTCCAATGTACGAGACATTCGTAAGAATGTCACCTATGTTCAGGAACCAATCGATAAGCCACGACCACGGCATCAACTCCCAGAGTAAATCTGGGGTCAGCCTAAAACCAGCGAGATTGTTCAAATTTCCTCTTAGCGCACTGAGGGTAGACATAGTGTCTCCCGAAATGGGCTGGTAGGATTTGAACGCACCAGAAAACCAAGTGGTTTGCCGGTAAGTCCGATGGTAATTAAGCCTTCCAGTTGTTGCCCCCCGAAAGAACGTACTAGAATTAGGTACGTTCAAACCATAGGACGACGAACTCTGATAAGAGTCCGTGTCCGAGGTACTCGGGAATGTATAACGCCTTCTAGTCTCCTTATTGACGAGGTCTTGATATTTCGAAAGAAATATATGACCCCGATTTACAAGCTCTATAAGAGCCTGCAAATCGGACAACAAGGGGGCCCATCCGAATTGGACGTTCAAGAACTCCGATCCGAATGTTTCACCCAAACCACCTTTCCTAGCGGAATCGATGGTCTGCATCCCGGCGAGCTTGGGGATACCTTCGCGAAAAATTTCGAGAAGGCCCACAAGCAAGTCGTTTTGACGCTTAATTGGGTTAGCCTGTTTAATTCCATTTGTACCAGCAACCAAAAGGTTCTGCTCAAGTTGTGACTGTGATGGCCAATAAAGATTGGACAGCACGTCGCGCTCGAACTGGGTATTTGAAATGGTCAGTAGAACTGGCCCTTCAAACCGCTGATACAAAAGAGAAGTATCCAGGTTGTAGGAGGCGTTAGGAATATATGCTGAACGAGTGGAGCGGTCCAACGTAAAGTTGTTGCCCCAATCGATGGCATTCTTGAGTTTACTGAAGATAGCTCGTTGATTCGAAGTGAATCGCTGAGTTCTCGACCAGTGCTCAAGTTTAGGCCACCACCCATCTACTGTTTGAATAGATTCAAACCTGCAAAGAGCCGAGTTCGTTCGAGTTTGCCAATTAGGCGCACCCGAAGACTTGAAGTTAGTTGCAGAGCGTCCGTTCGGGTACTTCTCCGAACGAGAACGCGTAGTAGAGGGATTCAGCAGTTCCATGGTCATCCCTTAATGTGTCGGCAGCAAATTTTGCTGTGGTAGGTACCAGAGGTGGCTAGCAATTGGGCTAGC